TGATCAGCAACGAATGCGTCCTTATATTGGTAATCTGCGAGAATAAGAACAAGTTGTGGAATGCTTTGAGGCTCTACGTATTCACTAACGTTGTCATACAATGCCCTAAAGATTGCATTGGTATCCATGTCCATATTGTCCACGACCCAACGCCGCATAGCCTTGAAGTTTTTATCTTTAAGTGAAGAGACTAGACCTGATATATCATTTCCGCTAGTACTTGATACAGCATTAATGTTACCGCTACCACCTATGGATAGTCTCTGTGCTTCGTTGAGAACTCTGCGCCAATCAGGAGCGTGTTTCATAACCAGATCTATAGAAGCCTTCTGATCTACACTCACACCTTCTTCTGATAGTATGTTTAAGAACCTCTTGTGAAACTGTGCCGCAAGTTGAGCAAGATCTTTCTTAGTTGTATTGAACTCATATACACCACAGCGTGAGTGGAGTGGTTCTATGATACGGTTCTTAAAGTTACAAGTAAGTATAAACCTACAGTTATTACTGAACTCTTCGATAAAAGCACGTAAGGCTGGTTGAGTTGATTGTGGGTTGAGATAGTCGGCCTCATCTAGAATGACAACCTTGTAGCCACCTTGTAATGATATAGAAGATGCGAACTGCTTGATCTTACCACGTAAGGTATCGATGTTGCCTTCTTCAGATCCGTTGATTAGAATGTAGTCAAGGTCAAGCTCTTTACATAAGGCTTTGGCTACAGTAGTCTTACCAAGTCCAGCCGTTCCTGTGAAAAGCATATTGGGAAGTTCTTTGGTAGATATGACTGCTTTGAAGGTATCTTTTAATTCTTTTGGTAGTATACAGTCATCTATAGTCTGTGGGCGATACTTTTCTACCCAAAGGAAATCATCTGTATTTTTCTTCATAATATCTCTCATAATCTAAAGGTAAATTTACATCAGTGTGATTCACGTAGTAATCATTATACAACATATTAGAACTAATTAAAAGGTCTTTATAAGCTTTATTTGATAAATTTCCATCCCACGGTGCTCCAAATGCAAATGTAAACTTAGTGTCTGTGTGAGTGTTTATCATATAATGAGGCCATTTTCCACTCATTACAAAAGGTTTATCTAAAGTTTCTTCTAAGTAGATATCTCCAGAAGAAGACATAAAAACTAAGTCATCAACATTGCCTTGTAACACAAATCTAAACTTGTGCTGTAACTTAGGAAACATTTTTGGACTACAATCAATATGAGGTGGATTTACTGTCCCAGAAGGAGTAGTGATTATCACCATTCTACTTTTGCCAAGAATAGGAATTACAACATCTTCTGCCCATTGTACAAGACTAGGGAACTCTTTAGCTATCGGTGACCACATATAAGTATCGTCAACACGACCCATTAAAGGGACGTGCCAACAGTTTCTATATTCATCTCGAATAATGTTTTGAAAGTTTACATCATTCAACTTTGATAAGCAGTCTCTAGGAGCCGCTTCCATATCTAAAGGAAGATAGAGAAGATCTTCAAACATTACTCTGAGTCTGCCGCCGCATCTTGTTGATACGTCTCAGCCATCTGGATAAGTTGCACTGACTGATCACGTAGTTGACCTAGTGTGGACAACTCTTCACCCTTAACGGCACCACGTTGGACCATAGTATCAATCACTGCTACAGTTGAACGGCATACTCGACTTGCCATATCGTATACTGGAGCATGGGATTCATGCGCCAACTTCACTTCGTCTTCATTTTTAGCCATTTTTTATTCTCCGTAAGTTGATGACTTTTCTAGTGCAACCCAATACTTTAGGGTTGCGTCTGAGTTACTAAACTCAGAAATAAGTTTTGATGATATTTTAACCTTGTAATCGTCAGAGACCATCTTAAGATTGTTAATATTTATAACGAATTTAAATACGTCTGTGCTGTATCCCCCATCTACTACTACTGCATAAGTGTTAGCGGTGCTATTCTCAGGATCATTAACTGATAACTTTATAGAACCATTGTCTGCTTCAATAACCATTTGTCCATGCCCAAAGATACTTGCGGCACGTTTTAGACCATTGAGTGTATTCATATCCAAGTCAAACCAAACATCTGCCTCTGGCATTTCGATTGGTTTAGTAGGACTTGTCAACATCTCTGTATCAGCATAGTAGTACTTAATAAGTTCTCTACCAGACTGACCATTAATATTCATGTAGTTGTCTTCAAACCTAACGCTAGGAGTATCAACTAGTCCTAGCATATTTAGAAACTCAGATAGATCGTAAATGCCTACAACATCATCAAAGGTTTCTTTTACTTGTGCTTCGGCTAAGATGTTCTTAGCTTCAGATATAGTCATTATCTTATTCCCCGGCCTAATGACTATGTTAGCATTAATCCCTGAGAAGTTCTTTAGCACATTCACTGTTTCTGCACTGATTTCCATTATAAAGTTTCCCTAATCTTACTGAAGTTTTTATCTTTGTATATTTCTATTTTATTCTCGAACTTGTTCTCCACCATCTCACCTTTATGTGATATGACAAATACATTGGTATCGCTATCTAGACTATATATTATTTTCATGAGATTGTCAACCCCTTCGTGATCTAAGGAAGAATCAAATGTCTCATCAAGTATGAGTAGATTAGTGGCAACACTATTCTTCATCTTGGCTATGTGCCGCCACGTGAATAGTAACGATAGATCTATACGCTGTTTCTCACCTTCAGAGAATGATTGGTATGAGAAGTTATCTCTGTGCCTAGATCTAATAGTTTCTTGAAACGATTCGTCTAGGTTAAAGGATACGAAGAAGTCTAGTGTCTGCAAATACCTATTGACAAGCTTATTAATAACTGGTAAGTACTCTTTCACAATCTTAGTCTTGATACCAGTGTCTTTTAGCATTTCGCCTATAACAATATTATAATTGGATTGCTCATTTAATACTAGCTTATCTTCAATCAAAGAATCACGATTGTCTGAAAGGACGGTGAGTTCACTATTTGCTTCATCCATATCTATGTTGTGGTCAAGTTTACCTATCTCTTTTTGAGTACGATCGATAGAAGATTGAAACTGCGATATCGCTTGATTGTTTACGGCTAGTTCATTCTGTTTCTGTCTACAAGTTTCTATTATTTGAGCGGCAGATTCTAATGCTGATTGCGCTGATCCTAGTTCTTTATCTGCCTTACTAGATGCAGTCTGAAGTTCTTTAGCTCTTTCTTTACCTTTAAATACATGATCTTTTTTAGTATCTTCTGTGATAGGTTGAGTGCAAGTAGGACATATATCGTTAGTCTCAAAGAACTGCACCTCTTTCACAAGCTTCTTTATTTCTGTGCCAAACTTAGTCTTATACTTCTCAAGAGTTTTTATTTCGCCTTCACGTTTGCCTTTCTCTTCATCAGCAACAGGAAGATACTGTTGAATACTATCGCTTAGTTCAGTATTCTTTTCGTTAAGAGTTTTGATCTCATTATGACAATCTGCAATGAGTTCGAGTTTAGCTTCTTTTTGTTCTTTGTTGATTGATCTGATATCTTTGATATACTTTTTCTGTGCATCAAGTTGCGTAAGATTTACATTGCTCTGATGTGCAACATCTTTTATCTGATCCTTTAACGTGCTATGTTTTGTTTTCAGCAAACCATTCATCTTTGAGAATACATTAATGTCCAGAAGATCCTCAATAACATCTCTACGATTGGGCGATGAGAGTTGCATAAAAGGAATGAATGAAGACGATCCCAACACTACAATCTGGTGGAAGCTTTTATGATTAAGCTTCAAGATGTTTTGCTCAAGGATCTTCTGGTAATCTTTTGCGTGAGAAGATTGATCTATAAGTTCTCCGTTATGTATTATCTCAAATATGTTAGGCTTTATACCTCTACGAATAATGTAATCAGATCCATGCACAGTAAACTCTACTTCAACCATAGCTTCTTTGCTGTTTATAGAGTTGACTAGTTGGGGTTTAGATATGTTACGATGAGCCTTACCGAATAGAGCAAACGACAACGCATCAAGCATTGTAGATTTACCAGCCCCATTATGGCCTATCACTAACGTGGATTTGTGGGCTGTAAAATCAACCTTACTGAAGTTATTACCAGTACTTAGGAAGTTCTTCCATGCCAAATTTTTAAATATAATCATTTCGTGCCAATCATCTCCACATCAGCATCTGTCTCAATCCATAGTTTAGCACCACATGGACGGGGATTGTCTGGGCGATATATCATACGGCTTGGACCTTTGATATCTACTTCCATACAATACATCACTTTACCATTTTCTTCAATGCGTACAACGGGATCTTCTAACTCCCGCTTGGCATTGCGCTGTATAACGTTTCTGTTAATATGAATAATCTTCATGCAACCTCTAAAGACTGTGCCTCTATCATGAGCGAAGACATTTCTTGTTTGATTCGGTCTTTATCCAAATCAGTGTCTACTGCGTCTACATAAGTATACAACAATTCTGAAGTATCTTCAACCGAAATATCATCATCTTTGACATTTTTTCCAATAAATTCGTCAAAGTTCTCAGCAATCTTTAGTTCTAGGATCTTACGTGACTGAACCTTATCGACAAATCTGTCAAACTCATATGGATTAGATTTATTAATAACAACGATCTTCACGAACTTGTTATCGACCTGATCTAGATTATAGTCAAGATAATCATGCTTACTATCGTCATAACGAATACGATGGAATATAGTATGAGGATTTCGAATAGCCTCAAGATTACGTGTCTCCGTATCCAAGACATGAAAGAACTTATCATCGTGAGCATCATTCCAGAAGAACTCCATTTGTGATCCAAGGTATTTAATATTACCTTGCTCTGATTTAGTGTGGAAATGTCCTGATAGAACTTGTTCGAATCTTTGAAAGACCTTACGATCAAGACCGCCATCAAACTTTATGCCCTTCATCATTTCATAGCCATTGATCTCAAAGTGACCAGCAAGCCAATCACACTTTGCAGACTCTAAGAACTTTAAGGTTGTCTCTTCATTCTCATCATCAAGCCAAGGAACAAATCCTAACCTAAACCCATCATATTCCATTACAGTAGGTTCATGGATAATGTTGATCTCATTCATGTAGTGACCAAGCAGTTCCTTCAAGGAGTTTAGTTCTCCAGTGTTTTTGTAGAAGGTGTCGTGGTTTCCCCTGATGATATCCATAGTGATTCCAAGCTCTCTAAGAGGTTGGAGGAAATGTTTTCTATTACAGTTAAGTGCTTTGAAATTTATATACTTCCGATTATCGTAATAATCGCCCAAGTGAACAATATGACTAATGTTGTTTTCCACAAGATATGGAAAAAAGGTATCAGTATAGAATTTGTCAGCATTGGCAATAAACAAATCGCTACTATTACGTATGCCACAGTGAGTGTCATTTAATATCGCTATCTTCATAGAAAGCTACTCAAGTCGGAATCAACAGATACAATCTTCTTGAGTCGCTTGGTAGCTTTCTTATCTTCTTTGGCAAATATTTTAAACTCATCATCTTTCTCTTTCACTTTATCAATACGTCCCTTTAATGTGTTTACGAACGCCGCCGCAACCAGACTTCCAGTTTCGTTATTACTCATAATATATTCTTCAATACCAGAAGATGCCATATACTTTAACTTAACATCTTGCTGTTTCTTTTCCTTGGCTATACGTCTTAGGAATGCATACCAAGAGATCTGTGTGAAGTAAGCAAACGCATTAGGATTACCTGTGCGAGTAGCCGCTTCTATGTTATAATTCTCAATGGCTTTAAGACAGTTCTCTACGGCATCCATAACCATCTCTTCACGATAAGTGTATCGAATGAAGTTAGACTTATGTGACAATCCTTCACATATCTTTAGGAAGCAGTTAGCTATGTAATCAGGTACTATAGGTAACTTGATCTCAGTTTTTTTAGCTTCCGCTAGTTCAGTGCAATATACCACAACAGCCTGAGAGAACTCTTTGTTGTTCACGTAATGAATACTTTTTCGCTTAGTTCGTGCCATTATAAATCCTTCAATTCATTAGAGTATAGCATAAATATATTTTGAGGTCAAGTAAATAAAAGACTTGACGAATCACCAAATGGTGTATATAATTAAAGAGTAGGCTTTGAGGAGTAGAGAATACCCTAGTCTATTGCTTCGATATGTTTGATATATTCTGTCATGGCATGATCTCTAAAGTTATCAACTCTACCTTTTTTCAAACCCATCCACATACCATTCAACTTATCTTTGACTCTTTGCCACTTAGTCAGACTAACATACTTACCATATGCATCTATATAGTGCTGTGTTCCATGATGAATATAACCCATCAAACGAAAAGGCGCTGTAGTGACGATATCGTTATTGTTCTTCCATCTATGATGTACTACAGACAAACTTTTAACATACCTTCTCCAACCTACACGAGGAGATCCGTATGTGTATAGTTCTTGGGGGTTAGGAACCTTATCATTGAAATGACAGCGACTTGCCATGATAGTAGCCATAGCCGCTCCTAAGGAATGACCACAGAACCAAAGTTCTCTTTCACCTTTTAAGCCCATAATATCAGCCATAACTCTAGGCCACAACACATCTACTTCTGCCTTAAATCCTCTATGAACTCTACTAAGAGTTTCTGCTATTACTGGCATTGCTTTTAAGTCAGCACTGATATCATTTAACTCTGTTGGTTGCGTTCCACGACAAGCAATAACTAGATCATTTTTATTACCAAATCTATATGCCTGTGCGCCTTCTTTATCATAGAATTCGACAGTTGTAAACCCTAATTTCTTCGCTTCAGTTCTAACTTTACTTGGCTTGTTGTATGCTATACTAGCAAGCTTTGCGAATAATAAAGATCTTTCTTTAAAACTTAATTTCTGTATGCTCATTGTATTCTCCTCTAATGCATTTTGTTTCTTGGGTTAGGGAACGTCAATACGTTAGGGTTATCTGAATCATATTGTAATTCGATGCCATCACGCATTTCTTTTAACTTTTCGACATACTCACCTACTTTTTCAATAAGCTCTTCTTCTGATAGTTCGTTATTATCTATTGCTTCTTTATAATTTTTTAACATTATAAGATCTGGATTGGCTTCTCCTACAAGATGATTTCCCTCTAAAGAAATAAACATCTCTCCACCTTCTTGTAAAGCCATCCAAGGTCTAAAGGTATAATACCTATTACCGTTTTTATCAAAGGTAGTTCTTAGTTGTAAGACCCTACGAACAACTAGTCCACTGAATTCATCAGTAGGCCATTCTAAGACTTCGCAGATTATTTCATCTCCGCTAACTAATTTAAACTGTTTTATTTCGTGCATTATATATCTACCTTGACAATTTTATATTTGAACTGTTCTTTTTCGTATATCTTCACTCTTTCTGCGGAGTGTTGTAGTGTATAATTTTTCTGTGCTTTCCAATGCAGATCATCTGCTATATCGAATAGTTTAGTTGTTCTTCCATCATCAGACTGTCTTAACCCACGACCAATACTCTGTAGCACTCTAATCTGCGACTTGCTTGGGGAAGCAAATATTATATTATGCAGATTGCGAATATTAATACCAGTACTAAAAGTTCCTAATGATGCCACAATTATCGAGTCCTTTTGTTTCTCTACAATCTTTCTTATAGCTTCTCTATCATTAGTCTTTACGTCACCACTAACAAAAAATACTTTTCTACTAGGGTCGCTCTTATCACGTATCATTTCAAAGAGTGGCTTTCCATGATCTGCCACACGATTGTATAATACAAGAGAGTTTCCTTCACAAGATAAAGCCAGATTAGAAATAAGCTTATTGCGAGAAGGGTTCCCAATGATGAAGTCAATTTCTTCTTGATATGTTTTTTTACCAAAGTTTTTCCTCACCTCATCTGAATAATTTAATAGTAGCACCTTTATAGTTAAATCAGCAAGTGTGCTATCGTCTTGTAATGCTTTAGTCGTAGTAACCTTATACACTGGTCCGAATAGACCTTCTAATACAAGTTTGTGTGTCAGTGTACCATCAAGAGTTCCCGTAGTACCAAATCTGTATTTCGCCTCTGTCGCTTTATTCATTATAGATGATAGCGACTTAGATTTAAACCCATGACACTCATCACCGACAACCATGCCAAACTGTTCGAACCACTTCTTAGGGTATTTATATATGCTTTGCCAAGTAGATATTATGATAGCCTTGTCGGTATTCTTATCTTTCCCTGAGTATATTCTGTGCATACCATCTTCAGACATACCATAGTCCACAAAGTCTTGGTGCATTTGTTCTACTAAAGATGTTGTTGGAACGATGATAAGAACTCTTCCCCCCTTTGGATATCCTAATCCATTAGACAAATGGTATAACCAATACTTTGCTAGGATGTATATAATAAAAGACTTACCAGAACCTGTTGGTGACAAAAGTATGCCTCTACTGCGCTCTAAAGCCTTTAGAACGGCATCATACTGGTATTCTCTGGGCATAAAGGGTAGGTTATCATTTTCGAGGTAATGATTTAAATCAGTGATCTTATCTTTAACTAAAGGGAAACCATACTTAGTTTCTTCTGTATCTAAAGTATAATCACGCTCTTGACAAAACTTCATTAGGTACATATAAAGGCCAGCACTTAACTCACCTGTCATACGATTGAACAACTTTATCTTGCCATCCCATATCTTATTCTTATAGGCTGGCATAAACTTATATCCCGGAACGTAAAAAGAAAAGTAATCAGATAGTTCGTATGCGAAGCCGCCTTCACAATCAACATACATCATACTGTAGTCTTTTAACTTAACGGTTATGTCAGCCATTTTCTTTTAGTTCTCTATACTGTTCACGAACACTCAAAAACTCTTTTAGGTAATCGTGTGTGTTAACAGTGAATATTTGTGGGTGATCGTGATCTACTGCAATCATAATAACACCCTGCTTGATAGCAACTCCAGTGCGCTCATAGAAAGCCGCCGCATAGAAAGATGCTTGGATAAAGTAGTTAGTAACCCACTCTATCTTCTTAGGCTTACGAGATGTTTTGAAATCTATTACAGATAGTTCGCCATTGTATTCAGCGATACAGTCTACTTGTCCAGCACACTTAAGTTTGTCGCTGTAAAGGTATTCCTCTTGAAACCAAACGTTATTAACCCTGTCATCCATAATATCTTTTAGATGACTAAACGTGAATAGGTTATTGGGCATAGCATTCTTATCCCAACCATCTACGTTGTCAAGATAATCTTCCGCTAACTTGTGTACAGAAGTTCCTCTGGTAGCCGCTTGAAGAGAGATCTTATTGGCTTCTTCAGCACCAACTCTCTTGCGCCATGCCATGATGCTATCTTTACTGAGAATACTAAGAACCGTTGTTATAGAAGGATACGCATTGCCTTCTGGAGTGAAATACTTACGTCCACCCGCACTTGTCTTCCTAGTCATTTTTGGTAAACTAATACCGTGATCTATATGATTAAACATTATCCACCCGCTTCAAATACTTTCCATTTTATAATATTACCAATAGTTTGATGCCGCCACTTAAGAGCATCTACTATGTCTGTGGTTGTATTTATAAGGGTCTTTAGGTACTCTATTTTCATCTCAGACTCTTGGATCTCTATATCAGAGTCGTAGTAATAGTTCATATCACCCTTAAGGATCTTAAGACCATTGAGAGGATCATAGCCCCAACCACGAGCCTCTATTTCTTCTTGATCCATCTTACCATTATAGTATAGCCACTTGTTCTTAAGTAAAATCTTTTGATCCATCTCAGTCTTCTTGAGACGCAACTTAGCATATGCCAAGACTTCAAGATACTTGGCATGATGTTTTGGAGTTGAACGAGAGGTCTCTGCTAAATCATTTCTAGGGATTTGACAATCTTCTTGCCAAGCCGCAATGACTTCTTCTAATGTTTTCATAATATACTTTCGTTGGTTACTTCAATTCAAAATAAGAAAATCTAAATGATGCTGGGAATGTTATGAAAGATACGTCACCCGCTGTAGACTCTAATGTCATATCGCCAAGACTTGTTGGGATACAATCAATGTATCTAATCTGTCTTGTCTTGTTGTTATTACTGCTTAGAATGTTAAGAGTAATATCAGCATACGTTGGTGGCTTAGAGGCTGTCCTATACAGAGGTGTGTTATCTTGTTGTTCTATAGTTCTTTCCAACCATTTATACATCTCTGTATAAGCATTAAGATTTTCGTCAACTATTATCATAGCAGTTAATTCACCAAATGTCAACTTATCTCCAGCAAAGGGTATAGAAGAAATTCTTTTATAAGGTACTTCTATGGGGTTTGATGACAACGCTGGATGCATTACAGTCTGACAAAAGAACTCTAGGTTCTGAAAATGCTTATGATCAATGGTAAGTTTAAAAGCATTTGGTTGCAAGTAGTTAACATTGTTCAACGCTGAAGCTGATGTTGTGGTATCTACTGCTAATGATGGGTTTAATGTAGGCATAAGTTGTTCCTAAAAAACTCTGTATAACTGTATTTATACCCTTGACACAGGCTCTTTTATATGTTAATAATAGTATGTAAGCAATAGAAAAGGCGAATCATGTCTAAGTTAATTCAATACCTTCCTAAAAAAATACAGTATAGGTTAGGTTATATTATGGGAATTCTTGAAAGGATAACAACATGACACAGTTTGATAAATCTAAGTTTCATTATCACGGCGGCTACCTAACACC